CCGACTTATAACCAAGGGCCTAAGTCAGCCCACTGCCTTACTAAGGTCTTTGAAACCTTAGCCTTTGCTGTCATTGGCACGGAGGTGTTGAACTCTTCCACCCGAAGTCGTCTCTCGAGACTTCTACGGGAGTTAGATCTGCATCCAGCGTCATTGTGTACCCTGTCCATTCCAAGATAGCCTCCATAAGAGACTCTTGTGTATGGGCTAGGGTCACCATATGCGCCGGGCTGCAGAGCGGATCCAGTTTGTCCCCAGTCGGTGTTTCTCCGACCGAGTCCAGACCAGTTCTGCACAACCTCCACCAACTGAGCCCACTGAAGCGGGTCGGGTCGACGCTCAAGTCTAAACAATGACTTGAGGAGCCGGCTAGGTCCGCCGCGATTGGAAAGAATCCGAGGCTCTGTAAGAACCTCGGCCCTCCAACCGCATATCCCTGAAGGAGCGCGGCGCGGTGTGCATTCGTCAAAAGATCCGATGAATGCGCCGTCGCCAACCCTGTCAGGAATTCGTGGCTTTCTCCAGTTACTTGGGACCGACACCCGAAGAGCTTGACAAATATCAAGCAGTCCGGAGTCAATCCCTGCCCATCGGCCGGGAGAAGATCCCCACGATGTAGACCAACGCACAATGTTGTTGTGTAAAAGGAATACATCGCTAAGCCTCTGGGCTGTTTTCGGAGAAAGAAAGGAGTAACGTCGTGTCCCTGAAAGAAGTGCTTTCCGCAACTCTCTCGGAACGGGCCGTTGGCGAACGACTTCTTTGTGTTGGTTTTAAAACCACAAAAAAGCAGAAGTCCGACAACAGGCTCAACAATGCCGACGGGGACTATAAGATCATCCCCGTACACACTGATCCGACGATCCATCTCGTTTGTAAGATCGGCAACGCTCGAACAGAGGGCCCAAAAGATCAGACTCTCTAACTCAAACGTGAAGCCGTTCCCCATTGACGAGAACTTCTGGTAACGTATTATTTCACCAGAAGGAAGTCTGCCCTCAGGGCTACGGCACTGCTCCAGTGCTTGTAGCCAATCGGGAGGTAGGAGCTGTTCAACGATTGCACGGCTAACAGTGTCACTCGCCATCGACAGGTCCAGCGTGGCTAACGAGCCATCAATGGAGCCCTGCCGGGCGAGCAACTGATTTACCGTTTGGTCATTGAGGTCAACCCCCACCTTCTTAAGTCGACGACGAATTACCGCACCGAAACCCTTCTGAACAAACAAGTTCAAGTCGGGCTCGATAGCGATAACTCTGTCGATCTTCGCAGACTTTGGGACAGTGATGACACGGTTAGTCCGAACCACCTTATATGGTGTCGTGGACTCTTCTCCCTCACTGAGCACCGCCTGCTTCCACAGGGGCGAATGCAGGAAAACTGCATTAGAGAAGACCGTGTTATTCGGTGTTGTTTCAGGTTTGCCCTGAAATTTGTACCAGGTGTCACTTTGGGCACGACCAAGGCGCGTTGAAGCGCCTGGACCGAATCCAAACCCTGATGCAACCTCGTCGAGATTAAGCGGTCCTAACAACCTTTGTATTTTTCGTTGAGCCGTGAACAAACACGCCTCAATGGTGACGTCATTGTAAAGTACGCCACCTACAAAGTTTGCGAACCGCCTATTCGTTGACAAGCATTGCTCCTCACTTAGACGGAACTTATCAATCGCAGCTTGCTTCTTAGCCTCAGACGATTTCTCGTCATCGAACTTTGACAGCATCACTGCGAGTTGGTAGTCCCGTCCAAAGGAATCAGCACTGCTGTAGGCTGCTGGGCTAAGCTCCCGTTCAAAGGGGGCGAAACCTGCTGCTGTGGCAGATGCAAATTCCTCGGCGATCGTCCCGCCGATAGCTCGAGAGAGCTTTCGACAGAACTCTGCGCCGTCAAGAGGAACAGCAACGTTAGCAAGCCTAGGCTTGCGAGGACGCTTAGTAGCCATAAGGTTACCTTAATGGTTAATGAACCGATAAGCTCTCTTCGAGCTCTAGAGGATACCATGGACTCGTCCTACAGTTAGTAGATCGACTCCAGGTTCTCGATAACAGCGGCGATACTGCTGTTAGCGAGAAGATTCTTGACATATGCCAAGACATCCTTACGGTTCTGCAGGGCGCCCCGTGCCGGCAACAGCCAGTCCATCATGCACGAGGTGGTATAAGCCACCGTAGGTGCAGGCTGGATGCCTGTCG